ATCTTTGATACAATAGGTGACGGATTTATAGACTTCAGTGAAACGAATCCATTTGGAGATGCAAGCTAATGTTTGGTACATATTTTTATCATCAACGGATTAGAAAGTCTGTTGCAGTATTTGGAGCAATGTTTAATAACATATATGTTCTGAGGAAGAACTCATCTGGTGGTACAATCAGTCAAGTTAAAGTTCCGTTAAGCTATGCACCTAAAAGAGATTTCTTATCTAGGATTGCCAATATGGCAAACGGTGAGGATGCCGAAAGACAAGTAGCACTCAAGCTACCAAGAATGTCTTTCGAGATTGTTAACTATGCTTATGATCCAACTAGACAGTTGGCTAAGACAGGTAACTATCAGATGACAGGGAACTCAGCGTCTAATCGTAGTAAGTTCTTTTCTCCCGTACCATATAATATTAACTTTCAGTTGAGTGTATATGCAAAGACAAATGATGATGCTTTGCAGATTGTTGAACAGATACTACCATTCTTCAATCCACAGTATACAGTTACTGTAAAGCCTGTAGAGAACTATCCTGATATTTTAGAAGACACACCAATAGTCTTACAGTCTGTGGCATTCTCAGATGACTATGAAGGTGCATTAGAACAAAGACGTAGTATCGTATATACATTAGACTTTGATATGAAGATTAACTTCTATGGTCCAGTATCAGATACTAACTCTATTATTAATCAGGTTGACACTGCCCTATATAATATGAATACAGGACTAGCAGACTCTGATGAATATTTAGGACTTGTTAGAGTTCGACCTAACCCAGCAGATGCTTCTGCAGATAGTGACTATGGGTTTGCAACAACAATATATGGAGCTTTAGATAGCGCGTGATATAAAATGATATGGAATAATTATATTGGAACAGATTTCTTAATCGAACCCAAAATGTGTGATGCAATTGTTAAACTTGGTGATAATAAACTTCTAAATCACGGTACAGTTGAAACTGAACAAAGACGAGATATTAGTACAGAGCTGACAGTATTTAAATCGTATACAGACTCGAGAATGCATTCAAAGATTGAAGAGGTAATAGATGCCTGTCTAGCAGAGTTTCTTTACAAATTTAGTGTTAACAAAAATCTCAATAGTTATTATAACGATGCTCACAAATTTCAGAGAGCAGAAGCTCAAGGTGGGTTTTATACTTGGCACCACGAGAGTGCTGGCGCGAAGCGTTGGAATAGTACTAGAGCCTTTGTTTGGATGTTATATCTAAACACAGTCGAGCAAGGTGGCCACACACAGTTCTGGAAAGATCCTGAAAACATAATAGAAGTCAAACCTGAAATAGGAAAGTTTGTATTCTGGCCTGCTGGTGAAACACATTATCATAGAAGCAAACCAGATTTGAATGAGACTAAATATATACTTACTGGATGGGTACACAGAAAATGAATGATTCTGATAAAGCGTCTATAGAAAGTGATTATGAGTTCTCACGAGCTACATATTACGAGCTAATAATGAAGGGTAGAGAAGCCCTGGATGGAATGATGGATGTTGCTGCTTCCACTGAGCATCCACGTGCATATGAAGTCTTAGGCACCATTATGAAGAATATAAGTGATGTTAATGATAAACTAATGGATTTAAATAAAAAGAAGAAAGACATACAAAAGTCTGATGATCCAAAAATAGCAGACGGAGGAGTTACAAATAATAATCTATTTGTAGGTTCTACAGCTGACATACAGAGAATACTTTTGGATAATAAAACGATTGACAATGAAGTAAGTGATGAATGATAGCTACAATGGCAACGCACAAGTAAAACGTGATGGTGTCACACAACAATGGACTAATGATGAAGTAGCAGAATATGCTAAGTGTATGTATGATCCTGCATACTTTGCAAGAGTACATTGTAAGGTTATAAACCTTGATGAAGGTCTCGTACCTTTTGATCTATACCCTTATCAAGAAAAGATGTTTAAACACTTCAAAGAAAATAGGTTCTCTATTGTTCTTGCTTGTAGACAATCTGGTAAATCTATATCATCGGTTGCATATCTTTTGTGGTATAGTATATTTCACCCAGAGAAGACTGTTGCTGTTTTAGCTAACAAAGGTGCTACTGCTCGTGAGATGTTGGCTCGTGTTACTCTTATGTTAGAGAATCTTCCATTCTTTTTACAACCTGGTACCAAAGCTCTTAACAAAGGCTCACTTGAGTTTTCTAATAATAGTAGAATCATTGCAGCAGCAACATCAGGTTCTTCTATTCGTGGTATGTCTGTTAACCTTCTATACCTCGATGAGTTTGCATTCGTTGAACGTGCTGCTGAATTCTATACATCTACATATCCTGTTGTTTCATCTGGTAAAGATACTCAGATTATTATTACATCTACT